TGCAATTAATGGACAACCACATAGACCTACAAATGTATTTTCATCAGTCGTACTCTCGAAGGCTGAGAACTTTTTATCATCATCAATTTGATTATGATGGGCCAAATGATTATTGATGTTTTTAGTGAGAACCATAGCTGTACCATCCCGGTTTTTATAAGCGTAGAAACCGTGTGTATTAGCTTTATAATTCTTACTAGTAAACAATTCAATAATATTCTTGCGTGGTGGTATATGTGGAATAAAAAGAATAGCTTTATCACCGCCAAGGTGGGTAATCATCGACGTATGCATTTTGACACCAGACAAATTCTCATTAACACCATCTAAATCCTCAGATCTGTAAATATCAGCAGTGAATTCGCCTTCTTTTGGTAAATTGTGCGCATTCATCAAATAATAACGATCAGCAATACATATAGCTTCACATTTCGTACTCTGATAAGATGTTCTAATATCTAAATGCAGCATATTATTAGTTACCAATTCAAAGAATTTCTCTTTCGAGTATTGTCGCATATTATGTACTGATACTCCTAGATCTACTTTAGATAGACGGTATTTTTCACGCTTCCATGGATCAACTGTTTCTGGGGCAGATTTCATTTCACCCTGTAAAAAGAAGGATTGTGACAAAGTGAAAAGTGATTTGATCGATGCAATAGCGGTCAAGACCAATCCAAAAATAGCAAACGCTGGTCTCTTCTGGAGATAATCATGCGCATGCGCACCAGCTCTAACTATCACATCTCTTGTTTTCCACCATTGGTTGTACACGGATCTGGCCGTTTGAGCAAAACCAATATTTCTCTTAACATCATCTATCTTATTATCAACGTAATCGCCTACAGAGCCCAAGAATCTTGGGCTCCGTTCACGAATAGGAGCTGGTATACTCTTACGCTTACTGAAAGCGAATAATAATGTAATAGCTGCACAGGGCAATAGTAGTAATTCTTTGCCTTGGAGTTTATATTTGAGATTATGTTTTTTGACCATACACCAAACACATTCACCTGTTGCTAAATCTTCATCTGAGATGCAGTGTTTACAATCTGGACATGTGGTATTAACATCACTATCTTCATCTCCCATCCATAAGCAATCCGAAAAACCACATTTTGCACAATAAACATCGCCTTGGAGATTGAATAGGTTAGATCCTCTCTCATAGGCACCCATACCGCCGTATGCCAAATTAGGATGACAATCACATGATATAATAGTACCATTTTTAAGGACACTAATTTCGTGATTTTCTTCACATAACCATTTGACGCATTCATCATCAATAGAATGTGGCCGTGCATCCAACATCCATCGTGGTAGTAGTACCTGCATAGAATTAATGTCATCTATAGTAATATTATCTCCATGACATCTACATCTTGAATTGGGCATTGCGCATTTGTTACAAGGTCGGCAATCATTCAAATACATACAATCATACTTGTTACAATCATCACACTTCATATCATCAAATTGCCGATGATCGTTGCGATTCAAGCAAAATTGACGATCAGTATGGCACAAACCACAGACTTTAGCTGATCTGAGACCATCAACATTCTTCACCATTGTACTCTGAGCACTAAGGTGATTTAATATTTTCATCTCAAAATAACACAACATTTGTTGCATATTGAGCTTGTAATCGAATGGTTTGTGTTCGATAGCCAAAGACTTTTCCTTTCCCACTGGTGCGGGCAACCATTCAGTAATATCAAATTCCCAAAAATCAGGAGTTTGTTCACTTCCCTCAATGGGAGGGTGCTTTTCTTGCCATTTAGCAGCCAAAACACCATCAAGAGCATTAATGGGTCCATTTTCACCAATCTTACGGAATTCTTTTTTGACATACGGTGTAATGACACATTGAAATCTTCTCTGTACTGCAGATGGATGTGAGAAGTAGTGAAATACATTGAGATTTTTGACATTAGAATTTGCAATAACCAACTTAGCTAACACAGGAACTTTACCTTTCTTTTCCAATTCAGCCTGATTAGATAGGTAAGGTGCACAATTAATGAGTTGAATAGCATCAATAATGGATAAATCCCCATTTGTGCATTTACTTGGTTCTAAGCATGCAATATCGTCCAGCACAATCATCCACTTAGAACTATTATAACCACTCATATATTGATCGAAACTTGAACGATAATAGACAATTGAAGGATCATAATCTAAACCAGTGACTCTTGCATACTGTTTTCCTAGGATTTCAGTAATGGTAGATTTACCAATTGAGGAATCCCCAAAAACTAAAGCAGCAAATGGCATCTCCCGTGTCTTAGATACCACACCTTCTATCATTGATTCATGACGTAATATTTTAAGTTCGCTGAGGATACTTTGCATTACTTTTCGGTCCTGAATAGTTTTTCCAAATTTGACTAGAGTTTCACCTTTATTGATAACCGATTCCAATAATTTAAAGTAATCAGCCTGTTTGAAACCACTAACCTCCATACCTACTCTCATTCGACTCATCAATTTAACTTCATCAACTTGAGCATACCAATCAAGATAAGTAGAGGAATTATGGAATAAAGGAGCTAGGGTACCGGTATCGTAACAAATTCTAGCTCTTGAGAGAACAAATTCAATAACATCAAGAATAGAGTAAATAAACGATGTAACTTTCTTTGTCTCTTTCTGCACTCTGAATTCAGCATATATAACTTCAGCAAATTCAGTGTGCAACCCCCAATTTTCCAATAGGGAGAAGGCCATACAATACGAAGCAACAGCTCGTAATTTTGTGGCCAGTGGTGATTCATTAGCTCTGTCCCAATTATCCAGAATTTCACGCAAATCACCTTGTAATAAATGTTGAGTTGGGAATAATTCTCGGAGCTGTTTATCCAAGAAGTTTTGTGCTTTACCAAGCAGACTCTTATCCGATGTAAAAATCAAATATGAGCCTATATGTTTCATTCGCTCAGTGTTATCTTTTGCAGACAATAACAGGAAACATAGGTACAGTAATTTTTCAATTCTGCAAAATAACTGTTCATCACGAGAGGTTGAGCAATGTTGCCTCAAGTGTTGCATAACCAGAGAAATCTGATTAGTCATCTCACCCTGCAAATCATGGTTGCGGGGGAGGGAATGAATTTTTTGTTGTTTTTGTGGTCGCCCATGCGCGCCTTTCTTATCGATCTTTGACTCAAAGTCAAATAAGATATCCTTAACATCTTTATCCTTAACTTTCTGCTTGTATAGCATAAATCGCTTCGCACGATTCACCACGTGAAGAGTGGGGTGAATCAAACTCATATAGCTGGGGAGGATAATCGTATTCATGTTAGGTTGTATCTGGATCGTGGGCAGGTTCTTTCACCAATGTCAGCACTGCTCGTGGCTCGAGGATCTGGTTGTGAACCATAACTCCCCCTGGACTCGAACCTGGGGAGTAAGGAAATGTCATCATCTGCAATCCTTCCTTCAGACCAAGTGATCCTGCAATGTCACTACCACCTAAGGAGAAGATCAAACAAAGATCGAAATCAATGTATGAAATTTCCAATAAGGTTAAATAATTCCAAGTACAGGACGTAGAGTTTTCAATTACCGTGTCATCTTTCGATATTGGAGTGACGGAAATCTATCTGATCTGAGATCTATGTCAGCGTACGCTATTTTACATTTGATAATAAATCCTGCTTCCTTGGAGTGTGTGCACCACACTCTCTTTTTATCCTATTTATATATTATTACTCATCTAGCAGTTAAGGCTGGTAAACCTAAGTCCTACTGATATAGACATGATTTTTAAATTTTTATTTTTCTTTTTGGTGCTATTTTTCTAACATATATATTTTCTACTACATCCATTACTGCGACGGATGTAAGACTTATCCATATAGTGCCCGTACACTAATCGTTGGAACTCATCATCAAGGTAGAAACGTCTAAAACTATAGCGGGATATATCAATTTAAAGTCGAGATATGACTGATGTGAGTGGCAGTTAGTAAACCACTCACAGTACCTTTCGGTATCCCCCAAAATTAATTGGGTTACACTGCCGCTAACCGGCGTTGGACCTGAAACAGGGTTGCACTGTGAATGCAACAATTCCAAAATAAGTTTATCGAAA